AGGAATGAATTAAACTTTTTCACCCCAAAAAATTTAACTCATTTTCGAAAGTCTATCGAATTAAACCCGATTTGGAAATGAATTAAAGTTAAGGCAGAAAGCGAGGAATAAAGATGAGTAAAGATACATTTATTATACTTTTTTCTATAGCAACTCTTATTTTTAGTTATTTCTATGTATCTTCATTAGAAGTCCATAAGATTAAGAATATCTTTAATAAAGAAAAATGGTCATATGTCTTTGTTTTGTATTTTCCATTTAATATATTTCTTATAGGGGAATTTGATAATAGTTATTTGTCACTTTTTATCATTATTCCTATGTTTGTTTTATTTGCAATTTTTGTAAGTGCAATGATAGATAGACTTAAATAAGATGAAGTGAAAGAATGGATCATATTACAACGTCTGCGGCACTTTCGAAAAGTGGCGAAATAGAGCGGTGCTTCTGCTGCAACAGTAAATCTGTTGTAGACCGGTTGAATTTTTGGGCAGAGGATGATATACACGGAAAAAGTGTTGTACTGTGTCTAAACTGCCGACGTAAATTATTTAGGTTATTAAGGGCAGATCCTGGTGTTAGATTTTGGGAGTGTCAACAAAATAACTAACACTTTTTGCGCAGTGATCCAGCAGGTGTTTTTTGTGTATGAGCTCAGAAGAAATAAAGAGGGATGAACATGACTTTTGAACAGCTTGATAATTATCACAATCTAGTTAAACAAATTGCGACAAAAGAAGAACAGATTAACAATCTCCGTAAATCAATGGGAGGTTTAAAATCTCCATCGCTTGAAGGTATGCCGCATGGCTCCGGTATTAGCGATAAGACCGGAAATGCTGCTATTGAGATTGCGGATCTGGAGGAAAGACTGAATTATCAGGTCATGCAAGCCAAAAAAATAAAGCCAATAGTATCGGAGTTTATTAATGGGATTGATGATGATATCACAAGGTTGATATTCAAATTCAGAGTTATATATGGTTATTCTTGGTCAGAGGTTGCAGATACACTTGGAGGCTATAATACCAAAGGCTCTGTCAGAAGCAGATATATAGCGTATATGAAGAAAGATGAGGAGACCTAAAAGGTCTCCTCTTTATTTAGGACACTATAGCTTTGTTCATATTACACTAAACACGTATATTTATGTAAATATACGTTTATGTTTGTTTTTACACCTATATCAACCTCTAATTGCACACATGCACACAAGTGTATTATTGTATACTCAGAAAAATAAATCCTAATCATTGCAAGTGCAGTTCACTATATGTGGCTGCACTATTTTATTGCGAAAGGAGGTAAAGGAGCTACTTGGCCATGATGATGCTCCTGATCATGGCGTCTTGTGATGGAGTCGGTTTCGCCACTGATTACATTGACAAGGAACAAGAATTAAGGAGGAAACAGAAATGTTTCAGACAATTATAGAAAGTTTTAAAAAAAAGCCACTGCTTTACTATTCAATGAGTATAGCGGCGTCTTGGGCTGGAGCCGGTTCACTTATGAACTCGGCAACTATGGCCAAGACCTTAGGAGTTATTCCTGCTGCGACATGGTGCCTGTTCAATACACTTGCTTGTATTGCATTTGGTCTCATTATTTGGAAGTTGCCAACAGTAAGAAAAGTCATGCGGATGAAAATCAGCAAAGCTATTCTTGCACTGTTCTCAATATTCCAGATATGGCTATGTATGACAGCGATAAATGAGTCATGGGCGACAACTCCACTCGGAGTACAAGGCGGCATGATCCTCACTTATGGAATAACCGCATTATTCATAATTGCTCTATTCCGAAAGGGCATTATTGCAAACATCATCACCGATAACGGTGGTATGTACATGATTTATTTGTTGGTGCTGATACTCTCCGGGGTATCGCTCGTTAAGTCAGGCTGTAGTTTTGATGGATTGACACTTGGGACTGAGAATTACATGACAGGCCTATACAAAGGCGCTCTGCTTCTCCCTGGACCATTCACATATCCATATTTTTACAAGCTGTTAGATTATAACGAGGAAAATCCGGACAAGGTATCACATACAGATATAATCAAGGCTTTCATTTTCGGCGGTCTTGGTTTTGGATTGTATCTGATATTTGCTTTTGCACTTATCTTCACCACCATTTCACCAGAGCTTGAAATATGTAAGGCGGTATTATTATCAATACTTGCTATCTCTTCGCTTTCATCTTTCGTATATTCAGAGTTCGCAGTGTTCGGAAAAGGTATGGGTCTCTGTATCAATCTCTGTGCATTAGCGTTTTGGATATTTGTTGCACCTCTCGGTGTTATGGGAGTGTGGACGCTGATGGCAGAGTCACGAGTACATTTATTCTTTGTCATGCTGATTGCATCTGTGTTTGTCCGTTTACGTGATAACAGAAAGGCGGTGATAGCATGATGAAAATAACTGTAAAGAAACTCTCAGAGCTCCATGAGCCACCTAAGAACATTCGCAGACACACAGAGAAGCAGTTGAAAGAATATGTCCGCTCTATTGAAATGTTCGGACAGATCAAGCCACTCTTGATTGACGAGGAAGGTGAAATTCTCGCCGGTAACGGTTTATATCAGGCATTGTTAAGAGCCGGAAAAGAAACCGCCGATTGTTACATCATTAAAGGCTTAGACGAGAATGGCAAGAAAAAGCTGATGCTTGCCGATAACCGTATCTTTGAACTTGGTATGACAGACACCAGTATCTTTGAGGACATCATCAAGGAGCTGGACGGAGACATTGATGTGCCAGGATGGGACGAAGATCTCCTTGAGACCATCAATGCATCTATGGAACGTACCATGGAGGAAATCGACAGCTATGGTTCATTTGAACCGACACAGGTTCAGACGATAAGCAATAAGGAGTCGTTTGAACATCAAGCACAGACAATCGCTCCGGCTAATTATGAGCCTGTGAGTGTTACACATAAATATGACGAAGCGGTAAACACTGCTGCTGTCACTCCTCAGCCTATTGCAGCCAATGAGTCAGAGGACAACGGCAGATACATTATTTGTCCGCAATGTGGTAAAAAGATATGCCTGTAAAATTCATTGACAGCGACATTGACGTAGAGCAGGCCGCTGTCAAAAGAATAAGGAATGTCTTTAGTAATGGCTGCAAAGTATATTTATCCTTCTCAAGCGGTAAAGACAGCTTGTGCCTATGCAATCTGACCTATGAACTTATCAAGGCCGGACAGATAGATGCAAGTCTGCTGACCGTAATATTCATAGACGAGGAAGGTTTATATCCCTCAATGGTAGAGGCGGCATACAGATGGAGACGGAACTTCCTCTCTGTCGGCGTGCCGTTTTTATGGTTTTGCCTACCGTTCAAACAGGTGTCAGTAATTGACCACTTATCCTCATCAGAATCGTGGATAACTTGGGAACCGGGGAAAGAGGACGTATGGATGCGAGAACCTCCACCTTTCGCAATCATGACGAGCCCTTTCCTCAAGTATCCAGGGGAGCTCAATTATCAGTCATTCTGTAAAAAAGCATTCAAGGACGGTATACAGATGATTGGCCTTAGGACAGCCGAGAGTCTCACAAGACTCCAGGCAGTCTCAAGAACCAACTTTAAGAGTATAGGTCCGGGCGGAGCATTCTATCCGATATACGATTGGTCGGACTCTGATGTGTGGTTATACATCAAGAAGAAAGACCTAGAGTTCCCAGACATATACATGAGACTTTACGAGGCTGGAGTCAGAAAGAATCAGCTTCGACTTTGTGCTTTCTTTGGAGACTGCGGAACACAGGGCCTAAGATGGATAGCGCAGACAGACAATGATCTGTGGGAACGCATACAAAGACGTGAGCCTAATGCGTATCTCGTACTGCTCTATTGGGATTCGGAAATGTTCAGGCGGTCATCAAAGAACCGTAGGGAATTGGAAAAAGATCAGGAGGAAAAGGACTACAAGGCTTTATGTAAAGACATACTATTTCTCAATACAAATAAATACACTATTGCCAAGGACACGATAAAGCATCTCTCCAGTTGGAGACAGCTCTTTATCAAGTCATACGGCATAGCCAATCAGAGCCATTACAAGAAAATGTACGAAGGCCTCCTGTATGGTGACCCGAAGATGCGTATTCTGCGAATACTGTGGAACACAATCTATACGGACTATAAGTAAGGAGGAACGTATGAAAGAAATGAATCTGAAAGAACCACTCTCGTCACTCGCTTGGGTGCCAGTGGAGAAGCTCCACGCTAATGACTACAACCCTAATGTTGTATCAAAGCAGAACTTAGAGCTTCTTACACAATCAATACTCGTTAATGGTTGGACACTTCCAATAGTTGTCAGACCTGACTATACAATAATCGATGGGTTCCACAGATGGACAGTCGCACAGCGTGAGCCATTAAAGACAAAGCTGGGTGGACTCGTGCCATGTGTCATTGTGGATCATCATGGTGATGAATCTGCAGATGTATATGGAACCATCACCCACAACAGAGCAAGAGGCGAACACTTACTTGAACCAATGAAAGCCATTGTAAAAAAACTGTTGGACGAGGGTAAGACAATCAAAGAGATAGGTAAACAGTTAGGAATGAAGCCGGAGGAGATATTCAGATTATCTGGGTTCACAAGGGATGAGTTCTTAGACCTCATGACAAAAGGACATGACGATTACAGCAGAGCAAAAGTCATCGTCCATATAGGTTAGCTCTGTAACGCAACAGCAGGCTCAGAAAGGGGCGTTTCATAATTATCCTATATTTCTGAACGCTAAACCCTCAAAGGCGTTAAGGATGACCACAGCGTAAGCCACAATAGCATGTGCTGCCTACACCCACTACTATATACCCAATGATATGGTCTCACTATGATACTTGCCATTCATAGATGAGGACGACAAGAAACACACTGAAAGCCTCAGAAACCCCTCTATCACCTCTCAGACAGTAAATTGATGCCTGATGTGGTGAAAGGGGGCAATGCGAGGCGTATGGTGAGCCACAGGCAAGGTACTGTGAAGAAAAAATTTTTCACCGGGGGGCAGACAGCCCCGAGGCTTATCTATTCAGCATAGTGAAATCGCTTATTTCCGTTCCATAAATTTGGAGGCTTAAAATGTATGAAAAACTAGACGCAAATACAATAATTTCACCATCAGAAGCCGCCGCAGTGCTTAAGTTGACTGGCAGACGTGTCAGACAGCTTGCAGAGGACGGAGTTTTACATAAAGTTGACAATGGTTACGTTTTAGCAGACTTGGTAGAGGATTTCTACACGAATAAATACCGAGGTACCGTCAATACAGACGAAGTAAAGCTAGATTTAGCCATGAAAAAGGCAAATGTTCAGTTAAAAGCCAGTAAGGCGGCAGTCGCAAAGCTAGAAGCCGAGGAACTGCAAGGAAAAGTACATAGATCGGAGGATGTAGAGGAAATCACGAGTGATATGATTTTCACCATCCGTAGCGCTTTGAACGCATTACCTGGACGTCTTGCAATGGAGGTCGTAAACATAGAAACTGCCGCCGAAGCTGCTCAGATAATCAGAAAAGAGGTAAATCTCATCATGAATGAGCTTGCTGATTACGAGTATGACCCTGAGAAGTATCAAGAAAGAGTCAGAGCAAGGCTAGAGTGGGAAGCAAAGGAAAATGAAGATGACGAGTAACGTGCCAAAGAAAACAGCACGTCTTGCTAGTAAGATAATGTCTTACTTCCGAGCACCGGATGACCTCACGGTGTCAGAATGGGCAGAAAGAAAGCGCCGACTTCCACCAGAGGCCGCCGCCGAAGCTGGTGCATGGAGAAATTCACGTACACCATACTTAGTTGAAATCATGGACGCATTCAATGATTCGAAACTTAATCGAATCGTTGTAGTTGCGGCATCTCAGGTCGGTAAATCAGAGCTTGAGATGAATATTATCGGTTACATCATTGATGAAGACCCCGGTTCTATCCTGTATATCCATCCGACATTACAGGATGCAAAGGAGTTTTCACGATTAAGAATAGATACCACCGTAAGAGATACGCCTGCACTAAAGAACAAAGTTGCTGACCCTAACAAAAAGGGTTCGCTCAATAATCTTCTGCAGAAAGCATATCCAGGCGGAATACTCACATTATGCGGTTCAGAGACAGCTCACGCACTCGCATCAAAGCCAGTACGATATGTTATCGGTGATGAGCGAGACCGATGGGCGACATCCGCAGGCGATGAAGGAGATCCATGGGAACTTGCAAGAGCAAGACAGACAACATTCTACAATCGAATGTCTGTAGAGGTCTCCACTCCTACCACAAAGGGAGCGTCGAACATAGAACGGTCTTATGCTGCCGGTACTATGGAGAAATGGGTTTCACAATGTCCTCATTGTGGTGAGTTCCACGAAATTCAATGGGATAACATCCGCTTTGACTATGATGTTGAGATAACGAATAACGTGAAAACGTACCACGTTCACGATATTCATTATGTGTGCCCGGCATGTGGTTGCATTTCGACAGAGCTGGAAATGAAAAAGGCAGCAGCCCACTGGGAAGCAACCAACCCGGGTGCATATAAAAATGGATGCCGTAGCTTTTGGCTGACAGCATTCGTATCGCAGTGGGCATCTTGGGAGTCAATCATTCAGCAGTTCCTTGAAGCCAAGGGAGACACGCAGCGGCTAAAGGTAGTGTATAACACTAAATTCGGTAAGTTGTGGGAGGAACGAGGCGACATCATGGGTGAGGACGAGATGCTCCTGAGACGTGAGGATTATGGCACCAATGAAAGCGGTGAACCTGTGGAACTTCCGGACGGTGTGCTAGTGCTCACTATGGGAGTCGATACACAGGATAACCGACTAGAGTTCGAAGTCCTCGGACATGGCCATTTTGGTGAAACATGGGGTATCCGTTACGGTATCATCATGGGCAGACCGGATGAACCGTCAACATGGCAACAGCTAGATGAAATCATCAATCACAGATTTAGGTTCAGAGATGGAGTAACGCTCAAGATCTCCCGTACCTTTATCGATGAAGGTGGTCATTTCACACAGGATGTCAGACAGAACACAAGGGCGAGAGCTCGGTGGAATGTCTTTGCTGTCAAAGGTGATGACGGTCCAGACAGACCGTACACAGCTCCGCCACGAGAAGTAAAAATTGTGGTGAACAATACACACATAGGCAATACATGGCAATACTTGTTGGGCGTTGACTCCGGTAAGGAGCAGATAATGTATAACCTCTCAGTACAAGATCCTGGTCCAAAGTATTGCCATTTCCCTAACAGAGATGATTATGGACCTACATACTTTAATGGTCTGCTCTCTGAGCATAAGACATACAAACCTAAGAAGAAACAGCCATGGGTATGGGAAAAAATACCTGGT